CTATGATTACCTACTTGGTGCTGAAGGTAATGCTTTTGTATATCTTGATCCTCCTTATGATATTAAGGATAACCTCTATGGGCGTAAAGGGTCAATGCACAAAGGATTTGATCACGATAGGTTTGCTGCTGACTGCTCTGCTTGCGATTTTGATCAGTTAGTCAGTTACAACTCTGATCAACTGGTAAGGGATAGATTCAAAAATTGGAGTGCTGCTGAGTTTGATCTTACCTATACTCTTAGATCAGTGGGTGAGTATATGAGAGAGCAAAAGCAAAGAAAAGAGTTACTGTTGTTTAATTATGAAATGCCAAGTAACATTGTATAAGGCAGGAACTGTCTTCAAGGAAGAAGTGATTGCCACTGATTATCAGGATGCCAGAAAAGTTGCTCTGGCACGTAATCCTGGAGCACAAGTTATTAGTGTGACTGCTGTATTTTAATTATGGAATTGAAAGACTGGCTGAATTCAATTAACTTCAGCAAAGTAAATATTTTAGAAGATGAACCTCATCTTGCAAAAGAATATCCTGCTTACATTGTGAATAGATGTTTGTCTGGACATCTTGACTGTATTCTTTTTGCTAATGAGATGAACAAGTATCATTTTCTAGATAAAGATATGCAATATCAGTTTTATATAAATATCTTGAGAAAAAGGAAGAGATTCTCTCCCTGGATTCGCAAAGATAAAGTCACAGACTTAGATTGTGTAAAACAATACTATGGCTATAGTAATGAAAAAGCATCTCAGGCTCTGAAAGTTTTATCAAATGAGCAAATCGAATTCATCAAACAACGACTTGATACTGGTGGTACAAAATGACACAAACTGTTGAACCTCAGGTTAGTTGGTCTCAAGATAAAATGATTGAGATCAAATTGAATGAACCTGATGACTTCTTGAAAGTACGTGAAACCCTGACTAGAATTGGTGTGGCATCACGTAAAGAAAAGAAGCTATATCAATCCTGCCATATTCTACATAAGCAGGGTAAATACTATATTGTCCATTTCAAAGAGTTGTTTGCTCTTGATGGCAAGTATGCTAATCTGACTGTCAATGATGTTCAAAGAAGAAATCGTATTACCAGACTGTTGGTTGATTGGGGTCTGATTAGTGTTGTAAAGGAAGACACTATTCTGGACATTGCTCCTCTAAATCAAATCAAGGTTCTTCCTTACAAAGAAAAGAATGACTGGACTTTGGAGCAAAAGTATAATATTGGTAAGAAGGGAAAAACTGAACCTACTGAATAAATAGTGTGTGCCATTCGTGCGGCACTCTACAAGTCGGAACACCCTATAAAGAGGTTGGGTTTTTACCCTACCTCTTTTTTTGTATTCTTGTATAATTAGTATTGGATGCCGTAAGGGTCCACACAACACAAACTCGCTTTTAAAGGAGCTACCATAATGACTAACCTTTCAAGGTATACTGTCGCTGATCTTCCCACTTTGATGGATAAGATTACAAAGAACAGTATTGGATTAGATGATTATTTTGATAGGGTGCTGAATCATTCTGTAACAAATTATCCACCCTACAACCTTATTCAATTAAATAATGTGGAGTCTCTTCTAGAGATTGCATTGGCAGGATTCAAAAAGGAGGAGGTCAATGTCTTCACGGAGTATGGAAAACTTTATGTCACCGGACAGAAATCCGAATCGGAGGACAAGACGTTTATCCACAAGGGATTGGCTCAAAGAAGTTTTCAAAGAGAGTGGACTTTATCCGACGACACAGAAGTCAGGGAAGTCACATTTGAAGATGGACTCCTCACAGTCAAACTTGGAAAGGTAGTTCCAGAGCACCATGCTCGTAAAGATTATCTCTAAATACAATTGAATATCGTCGGCGCAGGGGTTCCACTGGCAAAATCCAGTGGACACCCCCTTTTTTTCGTGGTATAATTAATATGGTATGTTATAGGTATTATGGCAACTAGACAATATGTGACTAAATCTGGTGACACCTGGGAGTGGGAAGAAACTTCTGAATCAATTAAGGCTCTCAATCGTCTCCACGATGAAATGCGTAAAAATAAAGAAAAGGAAGAGGAGAATGAAAAATCTTAAGTTGATTGTTATGACAAACAATCAGATTCTTCTTACCCAGATTGAAGAAGTTTCTACAGAACTTGGAGAACCTGATTGTAGGTTGGTTGAACCATTTGTTCTTAATCAATCTTCTTTGGAATTGAGTCCTTGGTTGCTTGATTTTACCACTCAAAATACTTTTATGATTCACTCTGACAAGATCTTGACTATTGCTGACCCTAATAGTAAACTGAAGAGTAAGTATGAGAGTCTGGTGAAGGAATGAGGTTCTACACTAATGTCCAGGTGGTTGGAAACAACTTCCTGGTTCGTGGTTTTGAAAATGGTAGAAGTTTTACTATCAAAGAAGAATACCAACCAACTCTCTATGTGAAATCAAAGAAAGAGAGCAAGTGGAAAACACTTGATGGTGAAAGTGTAGAACCCATTCAACCTGGGACAGTTAGGGACTGTAGGGAGTTCTATAAGAAGTATGATGATGTAGATGGATTTCCAATTTATGGGAATGAAAGATATATCTACCAATACATTTCTGATAAGTATCCAGAAGAAGAGATCAAGTTTGACATCAAAAAGATCAACTTGGTCACTATGGACATTGAGGTTCAGGCAGAGGGGGGATTCCCTGATCCTGAGTCCTGCTCTGAGGAGATGCTGACCATCTCTATTCAGGACTACAGCACCAAGCAAATCACAACTTGGGGTAGGCATCCATATGTGCCTACACAGAAGAATGTAACCTATCACCACTACAGCGATGAGGTAGAGATGCTCAATGCTTTTCTCTACTGGTGGTCTAACAATACTCCTGATGTGGTTACAGGTTGGAATGTGAGACTGTATGATATTCCATATCTTTGTGGAAGGATCAGCAGGATTATGGGTGAGAAGAAGATGAAGCAACTCTCACCTTGGGGACTGGTCAACCAGGAACAAATTACTATTACAGGAAGAGAGTTTAATGTGTTTGACATTGTTGGACTCACTACACTGGATTATCTTGATCTATACAAAAAGTTCACCTATGTGAATCGTGAGTCATATAGACTGGACTTTATTGCTGAGACTGAACTGGGTCAGAAGAAGTTGGATCACAGTGAGTTTGAAACCTTCAGAGACTTCTACAGAGGTAACTGGAAGAAGTTTGTTGACTACAACATTATTGACGTGGAACTGGTTGACAGATTGGAAGAGAAACTCAAACTGATTGAACTTGCTATTACCATGGCATATGATGCCAAGGTAAACTATGTGGATGTGATGTATCAGGTGAGGATGTGGGACACTATCATTTACAATTATCTGAAGAGGAGAAACATTGTGATTCCTCAAAAAGATAGGAGTGATAAGAGTGACAAGTTTGCTGGTGCTTATGTGAAAGAACCCACACCTGGTGTTTATGATTGGGTGGCATCCTTTGACCTTAACTCTCTGTATCCACACCTTATGATGCAGTACAACATCTCACCAGAAACCCTGGTAGAAGAGAGGCACCCATCAGTCACAGTAAATAAGATTCTAGATGAATCTGTTACCTTTGAGATGTACAAGGACTATGCAGTCTGTGCCAATGGAGCAATGTATAGGAAGGATGTGAAGGGGTTCTTACCTGAACTGATGGAGAAAATGTATGCTGAGAGGACAGTCTTCAAAAAGAAGATGCTACAATCAAAGCAGGCATTGGTTGATATTGAGAATGAAATCAAGCGCAGGAGGAAGAAGTAATGGGATATCTAATTGGCGGCGCAGAAGAAGGACCAGAACAGGAGATTATTGCGTCTGATGATAACCCCTATGCTGGTCTATCTGATAAGGAGTTGGCAAAACTGCATCAACAAACTATCAATGATATTTCCAAGTATAATAACTTTCAGATGGCAAGAAAGATTGCTCTGAACTCTGCTTATGGTGCTATTGGTAATCAATATTTTAGGTACTATAAGTTAGCAAATGCTGAAGCAATCACCCTTTCTGGGCAAACTTCCATCCGTTGGATTGAGAATAGGATGAACAAGTATCTAAATACTCTGTTAAAAACAGAAGATGTAGATTATGTCATCGCATCAGACACTGACTCAATCTATATTAATTTTGGACCTCTTGTTGATAAATTTTTTAGTAATCATCTCGGCAACAAGGCTAAGCTTGTGGAGATACTTGACAAGATCTGTCAAGACAAGTTGGAACCGTTCATCGAATCCTCTTATCAAGATCTTGCGACGTATGTGAATGCATATGATCAGAAGATGCAGATGAAGCGAGAGAACATTGCTGATCGTGGAATCTGGACTGCTAAGAAGAGATACATTCTCAATGTGTGGGATAGTGAGGGTGTTAGGTATGATGAACCCAAACTGAAGATTATGGGTATTGAGGCAGTTAAATCCTCTACACCTGCTCCCTGTAGGAAGATGATTAAGGATGCTCTCAAACTGATGATGGAGGGCACAGAAGAGGATGTGATTGATTTTATTGATGATGCCAGAGCAAAGTTCCGGAGAATGAAACCAGAGGAGATTGCTTTCCCCAGAACAGTATCTGATGTCTTAAAGCACAGGTCACATTCCACAATTTATGGAAAGGGATGCCCTATTCATGTGCGGGGAGCTCTTCTATATAATCATTACATCAAAGAGAAGAACCTGACTAATAAGTATTCTTCTATCAATAATGGAGAGAAAATCAAGTTCGTCTATCTCAAAAAGGCAAACCCTATCAGAGAGAATGTTATTTCCTTTATATCTGATTTCCCTTTTGAACTTGGTGTTGACAAGTACATTGACTATGACCTACAATTTGACAAAGCTTTCTTGGAACCTGTTAAGGTGATTCTTGATGCTATTGGTTGGAATGTAGAAAAAGTTGTAAACCTAGAGTTATTTTTTGGCTAATGGATTTCCTTAAAGACATTGTAAAAGAGATTGGTGATGACTATACCAAACTCGCATCAGACATAGATGAAACTGAAACTTATGTGGACACAGGTTCGTACATTTTTAATGCACTGGTTTCAGGTAGTGTATTTGGTGGTGTATCTGGGGATAAGATTACTGCTATTGCTGGAGAGTCTTCTACTGGAAAGACTTTCTTCTCTCTCGCTGTGGTTAAGAATTTTCTTGATTCTAACCCCGATGGTTATTGTCTCTACTTTGATACTGAGGCAGCTGTTAATAAATCCCTACTTGAGTCTAGGGGTATTGACCTCAACAGGTTAGTTGTTGTTAATGTTGTAACAATTGAAGAGTTTCGTGGCAAAGCTCTCAAAGCAGTAGATATATACCTTAAGAAGTCTCCAGAAGATCGCAAACCTTGTATGTTTGTGCTAGACTCTCTGGGTATGCTTTCCACTGAGAAAGAAATTACTGATGCACTGAACGACAAACAAGTTCGTGACATGACCAAATCACAATTGGTCAAAGGAGCATTCAGAATGCTTACTCTCAAGTTGGGTCAAGCAAAAATTCCAATGATCGTTACCAACCACACCTACGATGTTATCGGCGCTTACGTACCAACTAAAGAAATGGGGGGAGGCAGCGGACTCAAGTACGCAGCGTCTACAATCATTTATCTCAGCAAGAAAAAAGAAAAGGATGGAACAGAAATTGTCGGCAATCTTATCAAAGCTAAGACTGCTAAGTCGCGTTTGAGTAAGGAGAACAAAGATGTTACAGTACGTCTTTACTATGACGAGCGTGGTCTTGATCGTTATTATGGTCTTCTTGAACTCGGTGAACTGGGCGGTCTCTGGAAGAATGTCGCAGGAAGGTACGAGATTGATGGCAAAAAAATCTATGCCAAGCAAATTCTCAAAGAACCAGAAGTTTACT